GCAGTACTCACTGAATACCACCGGTCATCTACCAACAAAGCTTCTCCAACAGTCTTTCCTGTTTCTCAAGGTGTAAGAGCCTATGATTTCAAGACCGTCAATAACTTTGGACCAACACGTCCGAAAATGTGCGCATTCATGTCCCCATTGCTGCATAAAGCTTATGTCCCAGTACCAAATAAAGCTAGTGAAGAACAATGTGTCAAAGGACGCATTAATGCTCTAAAGAAGGATGAACCACAATTAAATGGTTTCGTTTCTACTTGTTTGAGAGAATTCACTAGTTTTGTTGTTAGTGACGCTTGTCTTCAGCCTGTTGATTATGATTATGTTTTCAACAAGCAATGTACGGCCACCCAACGTAGATCACTTGTCAACGCTGATGCCACCGGATTTTTCCTAAAGCATGTTCTCAAGTGTTTCTTAAAAGCCGAAGCTTACATTGGAATTAAGGATCCCCGTAACATTTCCACATATAATGATGCCTCTAAGCTCGATATGTCGAAATTTACATTATCTTTAGCACAACACTGTAAGCAATTTAGTTGGTATGGCCCTGGCAAAACACCAAAGGAAATTGCCCATCGCGTATCTGAAATCTGCTCAAATGCCTTGTTTGTAGACGTATCAGATTACCACCGTATGGATGGCACTATTACTTACTTGTTACGCCAGGTTGAAAGAATGATTCTTATGTCTGCCTTCAAGGATCATCGTACATGTTTGAATGAGTTATTAAAGACCAACGCAGGTAACCCAGGTTATCTGCCTCTCGGCACCACATTCGAACAAGACAGTTCCCATGGATCTGGCTGTGCAGGAACCAGCCTTTTCCAAACCCTCCGTGCTACGTTCACAAGTTATTTAGCTTATAGACATAGTATCAATCCCGCAACGTCAAATCCCTATTCTCCATCAGAAGCATTTAATTCTTTAGGAATACATGTTGGAGATGATGGACTAGATGCTAATTTGCCGATTCCATCCCACATTTGGGCTGCCAAGAAAGTCGGTCTTATCCTCGAAGGCTACACGATTCCGCGTGGTGAACGAGGTGTGACTTTCTTGGCCAGATATTATAGCCCTAATGTCTGGTTTGGATGTCCTGATTCTATGTGTGACCCTGCCCGCCAATTGTCTAAGTTTCATCTAACAATTGGATTGCCCGAACATGTCTCACAAGCCTCAAAACTTTTTGAAAAGAGTATGTCTTATGCTG